TTTGAACTGGGGTCGCCGCTTGACCTGCAAGGCGTTCAACTGCCGCGTCGTCAAGTGGTAGCAGGCACTTGCCTGTGGGCTTACCGGTCTGGGGAGTGTGGCTATGCCGGCGGGCCGGTGGCGGACTTCACCGATAACCCAACCAGTGACCCCTCCAAGGACCAATGCAGCCGCACGCAACGGGGCTGCAAGAAACGGTTTGGCGAGTTCGGTGAATTACCTTTCGGCGGCTTTCCGGGTATTGCCCGCGTTCCGAGGCTTTGACCATGAGTAAATTGTTCGATAAGTGCCGGGCCGACGCCGAGGGGCATGCCTTGGCTGAGTACCCGCGCGAAGCGGTTGGCCTGTTCGTCAGCGCCCGAGGCAAGCCGTTCTATGTGCCGTGCCGGAATCAGTCAGAAGAACTGGATCACTTCATCCTGCACCCAGAGGACTACGCGGCGGCCGAGGACAAGGGCATCATCATCGCTGTCGTGCATTCGCACCCGGACGCCGGCCCGGAACCAAGCCTGCACGATATCGCCAGCCATGCGGCCAGCCGGATGACTTGGTGGATTATTGGCCTGAAAGATGGCACTGCAACCTGGCACGAAATGCCGGCCGCCGGAGAAATGCCGCTGGAAGGCCGGGTCTTTGTACATGGTGCGATCGACTGCTACACCCTGGTGCGTGACTACTATCGCCAGGTGCTCGGCATCGAACTGATGGACTTCCACCGCAAGGATGACTGGTGGCACAACGGCGAGAACCTGTACGTCGACAACTTCACCAAGGCCGGGTTCGTTCAAGTGGACACCCCACAGAATGGCGACTTGGTCGTCATGGCTATCGGCAGCCCGACACCGTGCCATGGCGCGATTTGGCTCGACGGTGACGTCCTGTTGCACCACCTCTACGGACGGCTGAGTTGCCGCGAGGTCTATGGCCGCGCGTACCGCGAGTGCACGACTCACATTCTGCGCTACAAAGGATAGGCCCTGTATTTGTGCACAAACTCCCTGCTAGAGTCGCCGAAACACAAGGAGGTTCAACATGCGGAAGATTCTAGCGGTCATGGCGTTGATCGCGCTGACGGGATGCACTACGCCGGGGGACTTGAAGCAAAATGATCCAACGATCAGCGCGACAAGCAAAAAATCGCCAAAACAATATGCATTGTGTGTGTTCCCTAAATGGCAGGAGAAGCGTTCAACATCAACAATGTCGGAAACCGAAAACGGCTATCGTCTTATTGTTGCCTCCGACATGATGACTGACGAGCTACTTGAGATAGTCGACTCTGGGACGGCTAGTAAGATTGAGCTTTATCAGCGCATGCCCTGGTCAAAAATGTGGGGGCGCGGAGCAATAGAAGATGCTGTCCGTAGTTGCCTCTAATTGAATATGTCGATGAACCGCCTCCGGGCGGTTTTTTTTCGTCTGGAGAAAAGTATGACCACCACAAACTTCAAGGGCATGACCCGCATTCTGCTCTCCGGATGCCTTGCTAAAACCTTTGGGCGTGAGCATTTTCGCCTGCTTGAAACCGGGACTACTCGTGAAGCATTTAGTGCGCTTCAGCACACGGTCAATGGGTTCGCTGATTTCATCCGTGACTCAGCCAGGCGCGGTTTGCGCTTCGCGATATTCCGCAACCGCGAGAATATCAACGAGGATGTTTTCACGCTGAGCGGTACAACCGAAATCCGTATTGTCCCCGTTATATCCGGCAACAAGCGAGGTGGTCTGCTTCAGACTGTTGTTGGTGTCGTTCTCATTGCAGCTTCGTTTTTTGCAGGCCCGGCTGGCCCGGCCTTGATGTCGATTGGCATAGCAATGACCGCTGGCGGCGTTATCCAGATGCTGTCACCGGTTCCGAAATCTCCGAGCCAACAGGAACAAGCCAGTACCGAAAACAAACCCAGCTATCTGTTCAACGGCGCGTTCAACTCGACCCAGCAAGGACTCCCTGTGCCCGTGGTTTATGGCGAGATGCTGGTTGGATCAAGCGTTGTGTCTGTTGGTACCTGGGCGGAGGCCATTCCCGCATGAGCGAAGTCATTGTCGGCAGGAAGGGTGGCGGGAAGGGTGGGGGTGGCGGAGGAGGTTCCGCACGCACGCCGGTAGAGGCGCCTGATAGCCTGCGGTCGAAGCAACATGTGCGAATGATGCATGTGATTTCAGAGGGAGAAATCGACGGAATCGTTGGGTTGTTCCAAGGCGTGTTCTTTGACGATGTTCCGCTGCAAAATCCGGACGGCACCATCAACTTTCCCGCGTTCGAATTCGACTGGCGGCCGGGCACCCAGTGGCAGTCCTACATGCCGATCACCAACCTGGAAGCTGAACAGTCGGTCGGCGTGGAAATGCGTTCGCTGATTGCGATCGAGCGGGCCATCACCGACACCGATGTTGACGCCGTGCGCATCACCGTCAGCACTCCGCAGCTATCTGAACAGAACCTCTCAAACGGTGACACCACAGGATCCACCGCGAGCTTCCGCGTCGAAGGTAAGCTGGGAACTGGCGGCTGGTATCAACTGTGCGAGGACTTGACGATCACCGGCAAGACCATGAGCCGGACGCAGTTCTCGTATTACCTTCGGCTGCCGCCATCTGGCGGCCTACCTCGGTACGTCAGGCTGACACGCCTGTCGCCAGACTCCGGCAGTTCGGCCATTCAAAACCGGACTTTCTTTGATTCGGTGACCCTGCTTTGGGATGAAAAGCTTCGTTACCCGAATACCGCGATAGCCGCCATCTCGGTGGATGCCCAACAGTTTTCCAGCATTCCACGCATCTCGTTCTTGATCCGAGGGATCAAGGTGCTGGTGCCGAGCAATTACAACGCAGCAACCAGGACCTACGCCGGGTCTTGGGACGGAACATTCCAGCGGGCCTGGACCGATAACCCGGCCTGGGTGTGGTACGACATGCTGACCAACACCCGCTATGGCCTGGGCGGACTGCTCGATTCGGCACTGGTCGACAAGTACTCGCTGTACAGCATCGCTCAGTATTGCGATCAACATGTCCCGGACGGTTACGGTGGATTTGAGCCGCGGTTTACTTGCAACTTGGCGCTAACCACCCAGCAGGATGCGTGGAAGCTGGTCAATGACATGGTGTCGGTGTTCCGGGCCATTTGCTTCTGGGCTGGTGGTACGCTGACCGCTGTGCAGGATGCCCCGCGCTCCAGTCGTTACTTGTTCAACAATTCCAATGTGGTGGGCGGCGACTTCAACTACCAGTCGGTTGCCTCTGACCAGCGTTACAACGTCGCGGCCGTCACCTGGAACGACCCATTGCAGCAGTACAAGCAGTCGGTCGAGATTGTTGAACGACCTGAGCTGATTGCGAAGTGGGGTCGGATCCAGCAGAGCGATGTCGTGGCAGTTGGGTGCACCTCCCGCGGGCAGGCGCGCCGCCTTGGCCGCTGGTTGTTGTATGCCGAAAGCGAGGCGGTGACGTTTGCTGTCGGCGCAGACGGTGCGCTTCCGCACCCGGGCGACATCATTGATGTCGCTGACGCCAATCGGGCAGGCGCACGCAACGGTGGCCGTCTGCTCGCTGGCAGCACGGCTTCGAACCTGCTGCTGGATGCTCCGATCGGCTTGGCCGGCACCGGCGTAGTGGGTGTGGTGATGGCGGATGGATCGTACGCGAGCGCCGCCGTGACTGTAGGTGCGGACGCGACTTCCATTACGGTTTCACCGCCGCTGGCGTCAGTACCTCTGGCAAGTGCGCCATGGGTATTCTCGACCGCCGCGCTGGAGACGCAAAAATTTCGCGTTGTTGGCATCAGCGAAGGCGAAGACGGCACCTATGCCATCAGCGCCGCGGCGTTTGATCCGGACAAGTTCAGTGCAGTCGAGTTCGGCACCCCCGACGTCGACAACCCGATTAGCAACATCAACCTTGGCAAGCCGGACGCCGTTGGGCAGATGGCATTCCTCGAGTCGCTGTATGACACCGGTACCGGATTGGCTGCAGCTCGCCTGTCTGTCAGCTGGACGCAGCCGGCCCGCGCCATGCGCTACCAAATCGAAGTCATGAAACCTGGTAGCAACTGGGAGTACGTCGCCGAGATATCGACGCCAAGCATCGACTTCGATTCGGCATCCTCAGGACTTTGGTCTGTGCGGGTTACGCCGAAATCGGTGCTAGGGCTTGCCGGACCATCGACCATCCAGACCTACAGCGCGCAGGCGCTTCTGGCTCCGCCGTCAGAGCTTATTGGCTTGCGGCTCGACGTTATCAACAGCGTGGCCACGCTGGCGTGGGAGTCAGTGCCAGAACTGGATGTGAAACTCGGTGGCAGCATCAATATCCGGCACTCGCGTAATGTCTCGGCGACTTGGGACACGGCGCTTCCGTTGACCGAGGTGGCGGGTCGCTCGACGTCTTCGGTGGTGGCATTGCTTCCTGGCAAATACCTGGCTCGGGCAGTCGACTCTTCAGGCATCGGTGGCCCGATCACCGAAGTCTGGTCGGACGCGCAGGTGCCGCTGCCGGCCAACGTGGCGTTAATCATTGCCGAATCCCCGGCTTTCCCTGGCGCAGCGGTCAATGCGTCGGTCGCAGATGGCATGCTGAAAATGACTGGTGCTGGGTACTTCGACGATGTGCCGGACGTGGATGCAATGCTCGGCGAGGTGGACAAGCTCGGCGGATCGACGCTGACGGCGACGTACAGCTTTGCCGCGCCGGCCGACCTGGGCTACGTCTATGACTGTCGCCTGACGGCTGATGTCGAGGCGGCACTGTATGACGATGGCACCTACATCGATACGGTGCTGGACTTCGATGCACTGAGCAGCATTGACGGCGACCCACCCAATGGCGCCTCGCTGTCGCTTTGGGTCCGCACCTCGGACGTCTCGCCCGCAGTGTGGTCGGCCTGGAAGCCCTTCATTGTCGGTGATTACCGAGCGCGCCAGTTCGACTTCGAGTTGCGCGGCTCGGTGCAGCAGAGCACCAACTGGATCGACATTTCGAAGCTCGAGGTGGTGATCGACATGCCCGATCGCATCGAAAGCGGGACCGACATTGCCGTCCCAGTTGTCGGTCTGCACATCACCTATATGCCGCCGTTCAATGCGCCGCCGGCGGTCAGCCTGACTGCGCAAGGGCTTTCTCCGGGCGACTACTTCGACGTTTCCGCCAAGACCGTCAACGGCTTCACGGTCTTCATTCGCAATTCCAGCGGGGTCGCCAAATCAGGCTGCTCGATTGACTACATCTCAAAGGGGTATTGATTTATGTCTCAGCACGATATGGACGTTGCAAACGGTCCAGGGCTGACATTCCGTTCCGACATGAACGCTGCGCTGCAGGCGCTTGCCTCGCAGAGTAGCGGTGCGTCTGCGCCAAGCCCGACATTCCCATGTCAGATGTGGGCCGATACCGGCACTGGCCGACTCTGGCAGCGCAACAGTGCCAATACGGTCTGGGTGGACCGAGGGGTTCTCGATGTCGTCGACGCACCGATCCAAAACATCGCATCTGCGTCACTGACCGATATTGGCGCTTCGATGTCGAACGTGGTGGCCATTAGCGGCACCGCCACTATCGCCTCATTGGGGTCGATTGCGCCCGGTGCGCGACGCACCGTTCAGTTTCAGGGGGCGCTGGTGCTCACCCACAACGCCACGTCACTGATCTTGCCGGGTAGTGCGAACATCACAACGACTGCTGGAGATACCGCTGAATTTCTTAGTTTGGGTGGCGGTAATTGGATATGCCTGAATTACTCCTACCAGCTGATCGGTAAGCCTTTGGATGCGGCGTTGGCAGATTTTGCAATCGTCTATCCGAATGGCGGGACGCAAGCGTCTCCAGCCAACATTACTGTCAACACACGATATACGGTAGCTAACCCGTTCCCCGGATTCCGTGTGATATGCACTCTTCAAGTGCTATATGGCGGAAACTGGGGGGATCCAGGAACAGCTTCATGGACCGACGCTTCGACTAATACCATTCAATCTTGGGGTAGCAAGGCATCTCAACTTGGAGACAATTCAATAGTTGTGCAGGTTGGCACTACTGGACTATTGGTAGGAGGGGGAAGCGTACCTTGCCATCCTTTCGGGAACATTACCAACCAGTCCACGCTGCCTGCGCGCGTACTTGTTTGGAAGTTAAGGGGGGCTGTATGAGTGACTTAACTGTCTTTGCGGAAGTAGGAAGCAATGGTCAACAGGTAGGTGGCGAGTGCCCTGAAGGATGGATCGTTATGGCCTCACAGCGTCCTGAAGGTGATCAATGGGCTGATTACACCGCGCAAATCGATGGCATTTGGGCAATCTCGGAAGAGACGATTTTGGCCAAAATTGTTGCCCAAGAAACAGTTTGGCGATCTGCTGAGCTGCTTGTCATCGGGAGGCAGTTGGAGGCAATCGAAGAGGCTGAAGTGGCGGATGCGGGTGACGAGCCGGTAGATTTGCTCCCGGGCACGCGCAAGCAATGGTTGAAGTACCGCAGTCTTGTAAGTAACTGGGACGAAGGTGCTGCAGGTTACCCTCATCAAGCGAGCAGGCCGATTCGGCCAGCCTAGGGTGGGGGCGACAAAAAAAGCGCATGACCGTTGGATTTACAAGTTCGGCAGCGGAAGCCTCATATGCCACAATGCGCCACTTTTTTTGATGCTGGCCAAGCAGTATGGCCGAAAGGGAACCCGATGAGCTCCAATTCGAAAGTTATTTTTGCCAACCAGCTTAGGGGGGTAGCCGCGCTTTGCGTGGTCTTCTCCCATCTGTTTTACGTTTTCTGGTACGCCAGGGACACCGTTGCTAATTACATAGGCGCAAGCCCAATAGAAGGCGATAGCCCTAATGGAGTTGGGATTTTTGTGTCGGCTTATCTGAATACCGGTGCTTTCGGTGTGGCGATATTTTTCCTGATAAGCGGGTTTGTTATTCCGTTTTCGTTATCAAAGGCTTCTCCTGTAAAATTTCTCGTCCTAAGGGCGATAAGAGTTTACCCGACCTACATTGTTGGATTGTTATTCGTACTCTCGGTCGTTTGGGTATCAGGTAAATACTGGGGCAAGCCTTTTATGTGGGATGCATCAACCATCCTCCAGAATATGGCTCTAATAAATTCAATGACGGAAACGCCCTCAGTTGACCTGGTGAATTGGACGCTTGCGATAGAAATAAAATTCTATATCGTGGCTTCATTGATGATCTTTTTTATTCGGAGAGCAGTGGTCTGGCCAGTTGTTGTGTTTGGCGCAGCTGTGTTGGTGGCAAACAAAATTCATCAATCTCAGCTAGGTACAGAATTGGTCTTCGTGATTTATATGTTCATTGGGGTGATTTTTAATTATCGAATTCGGGGTTTGATTTCAAATTCAAAATTAGTGGCATCTATACTGTGTTTAGGTGCCTTGTCTGCTCTGGCTTGGAAGGCATCGCCTTGGGAGGGTAGCCTTTCAGCAATCGGTATTAACTACCTCTATGCTCTGGTTGTGTTTGGGGGGGCGTTCGTATTGCGAGAGGTTTTCAAGGAAAACAGGTTGTTGGATTTTTTTGCTGATATTAGTTTTCCGCTTTATGTGACTCATTCGTTGTTGGGGTACTCAATAATGAGATTTATGCTTGATAAAGGGATTGGTCTGGGATGGGTGATGTTTGTTGCATTTTTCTCTGTAATTTGCGTTGCATACATTCTTCATCTGTTCGTTGAGAAGCCAACTATGGCTGCCGGCAAGAAACTTGGTGTTTTTGTTCGGTCTCAGCCGGCATAAGTATTGAATTAATAATAAGCCCGCCGAGTGCGGGCTTTTTTTCGCCTGGAGAAAAGTGATGCCTGTAACTGATAAGGACCGCGACATCCTCGCACGCACGCTGTGGGGGGAGGCGAGGGGTGAAAGCTTGGCCGGCCAGATTGCTGCGGCTTGGACTATCCGCAACCGAGTGAATGACGGCAAGGACTGTTCGTGGTGGGGCGAGGGCTATGCCGGCGTGTGCCAGAAGCCGTACCAGTTCAGCTGCTGGAACAAGACCGACCCGAACTACCAGTTCCTGATTGGCGTGAAGCAGATCCAGTTCCGCGAACTGGCCCAAGCGCGAATCGCCGCTGACCAGGTGATCGATGGCAAGGTGCCGGATCCCACCGGCGGGGCGACGCACTACTACGCGCTGTCCATGAAAAAGCCACCAGCTTGGGTGGCTAATGCAAAGCAGACCCTGAAGCTGGGCGGCCACGTTTTCTTCAAGGATGTGCCATGAATTCCGTCTTGCTGCGTACCCTTCCTTATATAGCAGCGGTACTGGTGTTGGTCGCCGCCCTGTTCGGCGCGTACCTCCACGGCGTGAGTACCACAAACGCGACATGGCAGTCGGAATGGAACGCGCGCGATACACGGGACGCGGAGGCCAGGGCAACCAACGAAGCTGCCGAGCGAACCCGGGAACAGGCCTACCAGCAATCAATCAACAAGGCGGTGCAAGATGGCCAACGAATCATCGATCAAGCGACAGCTGATGCTGCCGCTGCTCGCGCTACTGCTGACAGCGTGCGCGGGGCGGCCGACACCCTTGCCAGTCGACTCGCAGCCAGTGAAGCAAGCGGCGATTCCTGCACTGCCGCCGCAAGCAAGGCAGCTACCCGCGCCGCAATGGTGCTTGCCGACGTGCTCAAGCTCGCTGACCAGCGAGCGGGCGACCTGGCTGAAGTTGCTGACCAAGCCCGAGCCCGAGGGGTGACCTGCGAGGCGGCATATGGAGCGATCACAAAATGACAACTATCATGCAGATTCAGCTGCATAGTG